CAGGATATCAATTATTATCAAATGAAAATAATATTTATAATCAAAAAGTTGGTGATTTTGGTGGATTTTGTTTAGGATGGTGTATCTGGTATGTTGAACATAGAATTAAAAATAGTAAAATAGATTCTATAACTTTAAATAAAAAAACTTTAGAAAAACTATTAAGATTAGATGATTCGTTAAATGAATTTATTAGAAATTATTCTAATAAACTTTTTGATGAAAAATATAAAATATTAAAAAATATTTGTCCTGAAAATGAATGTATAAAAGAAAAAGCAATTTCAAATTTAATTTTATCTAATGAAGAAATAGATAAAATAGATAATTATACTGAACAATTCTTTAATTTAACTAATTAAAATAATTTTATATAAAATAATAATATTTTTAAATATTATCTATAAAATCATCATCAATAGGTGTTTCTGCAACTGATATATTTGAAACTTCATTTTCCATTACGACTACAGTTCCTATATCTTCTGATGTTTTAACTTGTGCTAATTCACCATTCTTTGTAAGTTTTTTCTTTTCTTCTGGTGTATATTTGTGTATTATATAATATTTTTCTTTTTCTGTATGACATTCTAATGCTTGTATAAGAACAAAATCACCAATATTTATACGCTGTTTTTTAGGACCTTTAACAAGACGTCCTGTTAACACAGCATTCGTTGTAGAATTATCAAGTAATCGACAAACAAAACGACAATCTCCAGATAGACGCACTACTTCTGCATACTTTTCACCAAGACTTTCATCTCGAGTAATAAGTTCTTTAGTAATAGTACCGCGGTTTTGTACATGTTTTTTTTGATGAGTAGCCATATTAATATTATATAAATAAAATTATCTTTTATATAATATTTTTTCAAATTTTTATATATTGACAAAGGATAAATAGGACTTTCTCCACATCCATTTGTAAATTTTAAATGGTATGTATTTTACACCAGTTAGGATTTATATGTTTAATACGGCGAAAATGTGATAAATTTAATATTAGATGAAAGTAGGACTTTCTCAACCTCCAACTAAAAAATTGAAATATTAAATTATTAAGTATTATTAAAATAATTATATTTATACAATAATGGCATTTATACCAATTCAATCAATTCAATCAATTCAATCAATTCAACAAAATCTACCAGTTGTCACATTCCGAGAAGACCAACGCGGAACTAAGCAATTACTTTTTATATCTTTTTCTAATGTTGACTCAAAATCTGTAAATTATCTAGATTGTTCTAGTTGTAGTTTGCACTACTTGCCTTTAACTTGTTTAAATTTTCATAATTTACAAAAATTTTATTGTTCTAATAATAAATTAAAATTAGTTCCTAATATGATCTTTCCTAATTTAAAAATATTTAATTGTTCATTCAATCAATTAACAAGATTACCATCTAATATTGTTAATTGTACTAATTTAATAGAATTATCATGTTTTGATAATAAATTAAAAGTATTGCCAAATATGCGTTTTGAAAATTTACAAATATTGTCATGTTTTTGTAATGAATTAACTACATTATCCACAGAATTGTATTTACCAGAATTATTAGAATTAAAATGTTTTGATAATCAATTAACGTCTTTACCTGATGATATGAAGTGCATCAAATTAAAAATTCTTAGTTGTTTTGATAATAAATTACAATCATTGCCAAACAATATGAATTTTCCTAATTTACAAGAATTACATTGTGGTCGTAATCAATTATTATCATTACCAAATCTTATGAATTTTCCTAATTTAATAAGTTTTGATTGTAGTAGTAATAAAATCACATTATTACCTAATAATATGAATTTTCCTAATTTAAAAAAATTTGATTGTGCTAATAATAAAATCACATCATTACCTAATAATATGAATTTTCCTAATTTAGAAAGGTTTAATTGTGCTAATAATCAATTAGAATCATTACCCAATACTATGAATTTTCCTAATTTAGAAAGGTTTAATTGTGCTAATAATCAATTAGAATCATTACCTGCATGTATATTAAATTTTCGTAATCTTCAAACATTTCAATATACAAATAATAGAATCGAATTTTCTGTACAGTTTGCACGATTTATTGATAGAATAAATAATAGAAGAAATAATTTAACAAATATTTATAATGATGGTCAAAATGTTCATAATTCAACTATTCAACTGTCTGTTCGAGAAAGTATTAACCAAATAACTTTAAGAACAGATGTTCCTAAATATAACATAGAACAACTTTATATTTTAATAATTCAGAATAATATATTAACAGAAACAACTAAATCACAATTATTTGAATATTGTAATGATTTAACTGTACATTCTTTACTTTTATTAACTTTTAGTGAAGTTCTATGGTTTATAATTCAAACTATTATTACAGATTTTCAAATAAATGAACAAGAAGAAATATTTAAAATATTAAATCAAGAAATAAAAGACACTGAATGTAAATGTTTTTCTGGTCGCATGTGTCGCGTTATTAATTGTTTAAATGGATTCAGTCCTCTTGTTAATATTAATATTAATGACGGAGAGCAAATTGGTAATATTATAGTACTTGTAAAAGATAAATTATATTTATCTAATGATTATACAATTGACAAACATAAATCAGAAGTAGAAAAAGAATTATCAGAAAGAGGTTATGATTTAGAAACTATTAATTTGTGGTTAGAACATATTGAATAAAAATTGCATGTATAAATCTCAAAAATGTAAAGTAAAATTAAGAAGAACATGCATCACAAATTTCAATAGCTTCATGTTTTTTATTTTCAGAACTTTCATTTAATTTTTTAATATTTGGATCAATTGTAATTTGTGTTGCATCTTCTGACGGTCTTGTTCGAAGATAATAAATAGCTGTTTTTAAACCATTCATCCATGCAAACATGTGAGATGAATATAATTTTTGATAATCAGGAACAGCCATAAAAACATTCATACTTTGAGTCTGATCTACAAATGGACCACGAGCAATTGCATTTTTAAGTGTCCAACTTTGTTTAATTTCCCATATAGTTGGATATAATTTTTTAATTTGTTCAGGTATTCCATTTATTTCTTGTATCGACCCTTTATATGCAAGAATTAAATCTTTCATTTCATTAGACCATAAACCAACTGATAACAAATCATTCATTAGATATCTATTAACAACTGGAAAATCACCTGCAAGAGTTCTCCTTGTATAAATACTGTTTGTAAACATTTCAAAACATTCATTATTACCCAGAATTTGACTAGTTGATGCAGTCGGCATTAATGATGTCAATTGAGAATTCCTAACACCATAAATAGCAATGTCTTTTTTTAATTCTTCCCATTTTTTTGTCATTGATGGTTTTATATTCCACATATCAAATTGTAAAATTCCTTTAGAAAATGGCGAACCGTCAAATGAAGAATAAGCTCCTGGATATTTAGTACTATTCATTTCATAATTACATGGCATCATTTCATGATAAATATTATTTAATTCTTTATCTTTTAATTGAAAATTATAATCATAATATTCTGGCATATTAATTTTAGAATTAACTTGAGATTCAATTAATTTTTTCATTTTATCATGACGTGATTTAGCAATATCAACAGATGCTTTCATACACCCGTAATAAATTGATTCCATCATTTTACTATTAAATATTACTGCTTCATCTGAATCAAACGCAATTTTTAATGAAACAATTGTATCTGCAATACCTTGAATACCAATACCAATAGGACGATGTCTCATATTTGAATACTTTGTTTCTATTGTTGGATAATAATTTACATCTATTACTTTATCTACATTTTTAGCAACTATACATGATATTTCTTCTAATTTATCATAATCAAAAGTATTACGAGCCATGTAAAATAGTTCATTAAAATTATAAAGTTTTTTTTCACCATAAAATATAACAGGTAATTCTTTTAATTCAATATTTAATTCCTCAAGTAAATTTTTATTTTCCTCTGGATCAGTCTTTTCTTCAAAATCCCATTTATGATATTTCAAAAAGTTTCTAATATATTTTGAATTTTTACAAAGTGGTTTACTATAAAATATAAACTTTTCTGTAGGTATAAACTTTTTAACACATGAATTAACAGCTATTGATGCAAGATTACAAACAGCATATTCTTTATGATCGGAATACAGTAAAATTTCACTACATAAATTTGATGATTTAATAGTGCCTATATTTTGTTGATTTGATTTACGGTTTGCAGTATCCTTAAAAACAATATACGGTGTTCCAGTTTCAAGTTGCGAATCTAATATAGCTTTCATTACTTTACGTGCTTCATATTTATTTCTATATTTTTTTTCTTCTACATATTTATTATAAAGTACTTCAAATTCATGACCCCAAACATCTGTTAATCCTGGACATTCATCTGGACAAAAAGTATACCAATCTCCATCTTCTTGAACTTTGTTCATAAATAAATCAGGTATCCAAATAGCTAAAAATAAATCACGAGCACGTTCTGTTTCTGCTCCAAAATTCTTTTTTAAATCTAAAAATGCAAGAATATCAGGATGCCATGGTTCTAAATAAATAGCAATACTACCTTTACGTTTACCGCCTTGATTAATATATCGAGCTATTTCATTATAAACTTTTAACATTGGGATGATACCAGAACTTGGACCATTTGTCCCTCTAATAATACTATCTTTAGCACGAATATTAGAAACATGTAATCCAATTCCACCACCCCATTTAGAAATTTTAGAAACCGATTCCCAAGTATGTGTAATACCTTCTAATGAATCGTCCGTTCCAATAAGAAAACAACTAGAACATTGACTTCTTTTATTTCCTGCATTAAATAAAGTTGGTGTAGCATGAGTATAATAACCCATTGATAACATGTCATAAGTTTTTTTTGTACCATCTAAATCACCTTGATTTAAAAATGAAGCAACTCTCATGTACATATCTTGCGGTCTTTCAATAATTTCATTTTTAATTTTTAATAGATAAGCTCTTTCAAGTGTTTTAAATCCAAAATAATCAAACATGTAATCTCTTTCATAATCAATCATATTGTTAAATTCTTTTTTATGCTTTTTAATCCAATTTAACCATTTTTCATCTAATAAATTAAGTTGTTTTTGAATTAATATCATTTTATCTACAAAATGATTAGATGATCTTTTATGTAAACTACTAATTAAAATTTTACCAGCTAATTCACTATAAAAATAATGTTGTGTTGAAAGATTAACACAAATTTCTGCAGATTGAGTATCTAATTCAGTTGTAGTTATTCCTGTATAAATAGTTGCAACAACTTTTTGTGCTATAAGAATTGGATCAATATATTCTCCTTCTTCTGGAGTGATTAATTTTTTGATACGTGTTGTAATTTTATCAAATTTAACAAGTTCTTGAATTCCATTTCTTTTTGTGACAAACATTAGTATTAAATATTAATTATTATACTTTAAATATATTTTAATTATTTTTAAAGAATAGTTATATTTAATTTTACAACGCAAGATTACCAAAAACTTTCGGGTCCTCTACTTTACTAAAATATCTGATTGGTATTACTAAAATAATAGGTCCTGTAGAAATATCACCCCCTACAAAGTCTAATTTAGTTTTTATATACCAAAGATTGTTCTTCCTATAACAAAATGATTGTATACTATGTGGTTCATCCCTACCCCATGATGATCTTACTCCTTGAACACAACACACGTAGTCATAGTTAAAAGTTGTTCCTGTAGGATCGGTAACTAATCGGTCATCGTCTTTACTTGAAATTTGCATACCAAATAATTGCATACTACCAGGTAATTTATTAAGTTTGTCTACTTCTGTTCTTAGACTAGTTAATTCAGTTAAAATATTTCTATCTGATGCAATTAATTTACTACATTGAATTTGTCCACTTGTTGAAATTAAACCACTACCTACATTTAATGAAAGACCCTTAATTATACCATTTGTACTAATATTACCATCTGCATTAATTGTACCTTTAGTACTAATACCACCTTCACCAGCATTAAATGCACCCATAACATTAAGAGGACCAGGTACTTTTAATCCGTTTCCTGATTGTAAATCTTTAGCAATTTGTGCTAATGTATTAATTGAACTAGCAACATCAGCATCGTTTGTACTACCTGTTGTTCCTGCAAAACCTTCTTTTGTTTTTATAATTTTTTCTACTTCTAATTGAATACAATAACGAAATAGATAATAAACTACAACAATTATAATTAAAAAAATTAAATACTTTTCTATTATAACTAAATAGAAATAATATAAATTATTTCTATTTAATTTTTAATTTAATATATACTAAACACGTTTAATAATTGCTTAGTATAAGTATATTTTTAATATAAAATACATTTAAACTTTTAATTAATTTTTTATATCTAAAATATGTATAAATGTTAAAGATCTAACTAAAAAAATTGAAAAAATATGTTTTTTATTGATATAATTATAATATTTCAATAGCTATCAAAATGCAAACTAACAATCAAAACGCAGAAAAGTCACCAATGTTGCTAATGACATATAAAAAAGAACCAGTTTCAGAAAATAGTTTTATATTAAGGGATAGAAACAACTTTTCCGAATGGCTAAAAAATTATAGGCGCTTAGGTTTTATTATTACCCCAGAAATTAAAGAAATTAATATTATAAATTTAAGAATAGAAATGAATATTCGACGAGTAGAAAATGTAATAATAAAGTCAAAAGATTTGTTAGATAGCATATTATACAGAAAAATAACATCGGAAGCAAATCTCGAAGTAATAAGAAAATATAATATAGAAAAAGAAATTACAGAAGACTATGCTAAGAATTGTATGGATGAGTATTTAATGAGTCTAGTAGAAGGTCATGAAAAATGGGATATAAAATATGAGATTTACCGTCTTATAATAAACAAAATTCATACCTATTTATGGTGTGATTTACTTTCAAGTTTAGGAGATTTTAATATTGAGGGGACATTAGATTTACGTTATAATAATATTCAAATAATACCAGACAATTTTACGGATGTTGATGCATCTAAAATAGATTTACGTGATAATAATTTGAAACAAGTACCAGATAATTTTAACGATATAGTGGGATATGTAATTTTAGATTATGTTGCAGAATGTAGATTTCTATCACAAAAAGAACAAGATGAAAGAAAAAAGTTTCGTATTAAAAATCCTATAAAAATGACAGCTATAGAAAATTACGTTTCCTTTCCAATTTCCTTAGTAAGAACTCCTAGAGAAGATGTTGGAGATGTTTATAGACTATTTGGATTTTCATATGGTTCTGAAAATTTATCCGATGCTGAAATAATGCAGATAATTATAAACATGCATGCAGACGGTTATGATATCCATTGTAATATAAAAAATGTTCAATTATACAAGGATTATAAAATAAACAACACACAATTAGAATTATATTATGCACGCCTAGTTGATCCTCTTTTTCGCACAGATTTCTCTAAATTTTTGTCTGAATAATATGATAAAAAGTCGTTTTATTATTTAGATATAGTAGTTTCTAAACATTTATTTATTATTTGTAATATATGTTTATAATTTATACAATACATGTTTACCTTTAGTATATTAATTTTATTTATTATTAGTGTGCATAAATAAAGTAAAATAATTATTTAAAAATTTATACAACAAACTATAAATAAAGTACTTTCTTTACCTCCATTAATAATAACTAAAATAAAATTAATATAAAGTAAACATGCATATAATAAAAATTGTTAAACATTTTTAAAGTGTGTAGAGAAAATAAAACTATTATTTAATAATTTTTATAAAATCTGTTGTATATTGTTATAAATAAATATATTTTTATAATTATTATAGTGTTTTTATGTAATTGTAATGTTGTTATCAATTTATCTAATACTAATGATGTAAAATATGTATAAAATATTAAAGACCTAAATAAAAAAATTGAAAAAAATATGTTTTAATGTGTTATAATTATATTATAACAAATATATGGCAGAGAACTATTACGCAGAAGAGATACAAGACTCAAAAGACATAGACATGCAAAAAATGCTTGCACTAATTGATTTTATAGAAACTTTCGAATGTATCTGTCCTGAGTTATTACATTTAGCTGAAGCTTGTGGAACTATACGGAAAGCTATATCTACGAGTAAAAGAATTAGTTCTAGATTTAAGGATATACAGAATTTTCATAAGACGATAGCCTACTATAAAGGTATAGGCTGGTTTAAATATATAGAATATAAAGAACATTATAATTTTGAAATAGAAATTACAATACGCATGTGTGAGAGAAATGTAGAAGACCACATATATACCCTTGGAATTAATCAACCATTGTATGATAGTAGTATTGAATATAGAGATGCATTAAAAAAAACAAGCTATGATATGATGATAAAATATGGTCTCGGTTCATGGTGGGAGGAAGATCCAATAAATGTTATAGCAAAACATTTTGAAGAACTAGGAGAGACCACCGAAATGTTTAATAAAAGATTTGCACTTTTTAAAAATACTATAATGATAGTTCATACTGAATTATGGAATTCTATTCTAACAGATCTAGGAAATTCAAATATGTGTTTTTCAGTCGTTGATTTGAGATGTAATAATTTAAAAACACTACCTCTTAATTTTTTGTATATTAATGATAATGCAAATAGAGTGGATTTACGTAATAATGATATTGTTGAATTACCATGTCAAAAACTGGGTCAGTGTATTGTTGACTGGAAAACACACAGTTTATTATCACATGAAATTCACAATGGTAGAATAAGATGGTTTAGAGAAAACCCTATAAATGTTGCTGTTATTCAAAATCATTGTTACTTTCCAATTGAATTCCGTAGAATCCAACGAACAGATGGAGGTGAGATTTTGCGGTTTGTTGGACATTCGTATAGTTCAGGAGCTCTTTCCGATGACGAATGTATGGAAATAATAAATAATATTCATGAAAATGGCGAAGACATTAATTGTTCTGTAGTAAATACGTATAGATTGTACAGATCATATGACCCATCTCCCCAACATCTGCAGGAAATAGAAATACAACTCGGTACTACAAGCACTGATATGAGTCCTTTTGTGACTATAAACTGAAATATGAAGATACCGGTCCTGATAATTATAAAAGAGTCTTTTTAGTGCATGAAGATATTATGTTTAGAATATTTGAACACATAGATTATGATGATTTGTTAAAACAGGGAAAATAGATTTTACTAAGAATAACAAATTAACTTGGGTATTCTTTAGGATTTAGGGTTATCTGAAAATTTAAGTCCAGCTCGGACTAACAGAATGGAAAAATATATTAAAGATTTAAAAATACTCCATTTATAAAGTTGTTTTATCTAATTGAATTTTATAATTTGTTGCTATATAATTTTCTAGTAAAGAAAACATACAATAATGCAAATTTAATTTATTACAAGTCCTTAAAGTTAAAATATTAAAGTTGGTGGTAATTTAAGTATAATATTGTTATAAATATATTGTTATAAATATATTGTTATAAATATATTGTTATAAATATATTGTTATAAATATATTGTTATAAATATATTGTTATAAATATATTGTTATAAATATATTGTTA